ACTCACGGGCGCATAAGACTCTGGTTGGCTTTTTGACACCAAGAACCAATAAAGCCCTCGCAACACCCCAAGACTTAGCCCCACCACGACCCCCATAAAGAACCTTGTAACGCATAGGCTCAAAGAGAAATTGCAGCTTGATAGGGAAGTCAACCGCAGATATTGCCTCCCGCAGTTCTTGGGTGATTTCATTCATTTATTGATTGTTTCAAAGTTTATCTGCTTTGGGAACATATCTTTGGCTACGTAAACTGAGGAAAATGGGGGATTTAATGAAGGTTTTTGATCTTCATAGCTTTTAAAGTAACTAATTCTTTTATTGAAATACATAATCTCAAAATTATTATCTTTAAACATATTGAATCGTTTTTGGCTTTCAAATAACCCTACCACTCCAACCAACATAGCAAATGGCTTGCCGATTTCAAACAATCTATTAAAAACCTCGTATTTCAAAGAATAAGGCGGATTTGAAATAATGTAGTCACAGTCTACTGGTTGCATAGCAAAGAAATCTTGCCCGTTTTGTAAATGGCTATGTATTATTTGATGGCCCTGTTTTGTCAGCATAGTCACAAATAAACTTTGCTCTGTATCAAAAGGACACCAAATACGACTATTAGGCTTGATGTATTGGAATAATGGCTCTATCGCATAGCCAGGCGTATAGAACTCGTCATTCTGACTACCAGCGACAATATCAAGTTTCACTTGGCTTTACAAACCTGACTTCTAATGAAGTAACGATATTGTTGCCTTCTGCATCTTCAAGAGTATTAGCCTGAACTGCCTTGCCATCTAAACGATCAGCGACTTCCTTAACAGCCCATGCTTCCCCTGCTTCTGCTTGATCTAATATCTTGTCAACAATCCTGCCAATCTTCTGTGGATTTTGAGCTAAAGCCCTTCTCATAGCATCTAAAAAAGGCTTATTCTTTGTTGCGTTCTTGTTACCAATAGGCGCACCGACAGGATTATTTGACTTTTCTTCCATTTCTTTGAATTATAAATACTTTTTGTTGTATTTACGCAACACTTTGGCTGTCATCAGATTGTTGTATTTCTGCAACGTTTGTCTGTTTGATAGCTTGGACTTGTGCTGTAGCCTGTCCATGAATCTTAGCGATCAATCCAGCTACTTCTGCATAAGCAGCGTTACCCACGTGTTTAAGGATTGCCTCTACTTCTGCGATTTCTAAATTGAGATTAATCATTTCTTTTTAGCCTTTGCTTTAGCAGCATTCTTCTCAGCGTATGCAATAGCGACAGCTTGCTTTACTGGTTTACCAGCTTTAACTTCAGTCTTAATATTCTCTTTAAAAGCCTTTGGGCTTGCAGATTTTTTTAGTGGCACAGTCTTTTCCTTTCGGGTTGTTGCCTTTTTCAAGGCGGGTTTTGCTTTAATTTCTGCTTTGCGTGGCTCAAAGTCCTCAGTAATAGGAAAATGCCATTGATTAGATGGCTTGGGCTTTGGGCCAATGACTTTACTTAACCAATCAATAATGCGATCAAACATACTTCCCCCTTTAGGTTTAACAATTCCAGTTTTTTAAACTAGCTTTAGCCCGTTCTGCTGGGCCTTTTGCTTTCTTTACTACGCCTTCCATCCTTGCACAAAATGATGCCTTACGACCCTTATCTTTCTCAGTCTTTGGATTTGGTGCAGGAGCTTTGAGATTGCTACCATTCTTGGCATTGTATTCAGCACGACCTTTTGCAGTCATTCCTGCGCCTTTGTCGGTAGGATTGTAGGTCTTGCCTTTACCTGTGGTTTTATGCGGGATAGGCTTATCGTGTTTGGTAGCCATTATTTTTTCTTTGCAGTCTTGGCAGAATCAATAAATGCTTGTTTGGTAGGTGCGCCTTTAGCTCCTACTTTACGCATTTTCTCTACGGGTTTACCCTCTGCTTTTTCACGCTTAATGCGCTCTTGTTTAGCGTGGATGTTTGCATAAAGACCAGGTTTAGTTGCCATATTTACCCTTCTGTCCAGCAGATGTCCTGCCAGCTCATTAAAAGACACTTTTCACCATTATGGTTAATCGGTGTGAACTTAAGATACTCCTCTTTGGGATTGTCGTTCATAGTGCCAAAACGTACTCGTTGCCCTACAGCAATCGGCATAGCTTCACGTCTTTCGGATGACAATTTCTTGCCAGGCCCTACAGCAACAACAGTTCCCATGTTCTCAGCTTCTTTGTTATTAACAATTAATACAGAGCTTAAAACACGAACATCTGGTCGGACAATGATCTTATCCGCCAGAGGTCTAAATGATACAATTTCATCAGCCATTTCAATATTACCCTATTGCTTTGGTTATAAACCCTGTAGCCCTTTACCGAGAGCTATGGGGTTTAGCTTATTTGCAATCGTCTTGGTCGTGACCGACACGCTTATGGCTGTAGCACTCACGCTCACCCATATTGCCGTCATTCAATTCACCGAGCTTGCCTTCAAAATTGCCAGCGTGGCTCATTGGGCGTGAACCCATTGCATCCATGCGACCCATGCCAACTCCTCCAACCAGCTTGACTTTGCGCTCTGCGCTCATGTCAGCTTTCGCTGCGCCAGCAGGTGCTTTTGCGCCAGTTGTTGAAGGTACGCCCTTCATGCTATCCATAATTCCCATGATTTATCCTTTGAGATGGGGTTGATACACTACAAATAATAATACTATTTTACGATTTTTCAAGTAATTTTACTAGAGTTATTGCACCTTCTACATCTTGAATTCTAGCTACTGTTGAACCACGCCAATTTAACATAAACGCTTCTTGCGCTGCTGTAAATTTAGACTTATCAGATGCTTTTATTTCAACAAGTGCGGTCTTTTGGTTTTTACCCACCACAAGATCAGGGAATCCGCCAGCAACCCTTGACGTATCAAATACAGAACAGCCAAGCTCTCGTAGCGTCTTAACGATAAGCGAATGATTTGAATCAACCCTTTTAGCATAAGTCATTGAATTGTAATAAATTAGAGGTTAGTATCTAAACACTTTACACCAATAGGGGCAAAAATGTCAGGTTATTATCTTACGGATGAACAATGGATAGCAGAGTGGAAAGCAATAGGAAGCCCCGCAAGATTTGCAAAAAAACATAAATTAAACATTCGGGCAGTATATAACCGCAGAAGATCAATAGAAAGTCGCTTAGGCATTGAATTGCCTACTTTCAATGACGCAAGAATACCTATTAGCAAAGTAATGCAAGCAGAAGGTCATACTCGCAGAGGGTTTGATTTAGAACAAGGTAGAGTCATTGTTTTTAGCGATGCACACTTTTGGCCCGATATTACGACTACCGCCTATAAAGCTCTATTAGAATCAATTAAAGAGTTTAAGCCTACAGCTATTATTTGTAACGGAGACGCTTTCGACGGGGCCGGGATCAGTCGCCATCCTAGGATGGATTTCGACAAGTTGCCATCTGTCAAAGAAGAACTTGAGGCTTGTCAACATTATTTAGGTGAAATTGAAAAGGTAGGCAAAGGTGCAAAATTATTCTGGCCGCTTGGGAATCACGATATGCGTTTTACTAGCAATGTGGTTAACTTTCTTCCTGCTTTTGAAGGCGTGCCTGGGACTTCTTTAAAAGAGTATTTTCCTATGTGGCAACCTTGTTGGTCTGTTTGGATCAATGAGGACACTTGTATCAAGCATCGGTGGAAAGGTGGATGGACTGGTGGTAGAAACAATGCTGTCAATTCAGGCGTAAACATGATTACAGGGCATACTCACGTTTTATCTAGCATCCCCTTTAACGATTATAACGGCACTCGCTATGGCGTTCAAACAGGCACTCTAAGCGATCCTAATGGCCCACAGTTTAACTACACAGAAGATACGCCTAAAGATTGGAATAGTGGCTTTGTAATGCTGACCTTTGAGCGTAGCAAATTATTACAGCCTGAAATGGTACGAGTGTGGGGCGAGGATGAAGTTGAGTTTAGAGGCAAGATCCACTCAGTATGAAACTGACACCCGCCATCTTACGCAATCTTTATAGTGCAATGGTATGTTGCGAACCATATTGCAAATGGGATATGCCTTTACCAGAACAAATTAAATTTATTGTTGATGCAGACCCAGAAGCGATGGGTACATACTTGCACGATGATGGAGATTGGGAACACATAGTCACAGTATCAGAAGCTCGTTGTGGGCATCTTTACACAGTTATGACAACGCTATGCCATGAGATGATTCACATGAGCCGAGCCAACACAGTCACTCATGCTTGGACTAAACACGATGCCACATTCAAACGCAGAGCAAAGCGAGTCGCTACCGAATTAGGTTTTGATCCTTTGGAACTCTAACGAATCTTCTGTAATACCAATTCGAGCAGTTCTTCTTCTGTAGTAGCGTACTCTCGCTCAAAGCGTTTGCGACCCATTCCGTGAATACTGGTATTTGCTCCTCGATGGTGGTAGGGGCACAAGGGTATAACAGGGGCATCACCTCGTTTACCAGCTCGTCTAATGTGATGCAACTCCGCTGGAGTCCCTTCATTGCCTTGTTTGTAGCAGAGGATGCAGCCAAATCTCGCCAAGCGATCATAATGCGCTTTTTGAGCCTTAGTGGACACTAGTATTCGTATAGTTTTCTATGGCTTGTGCTGATTCTTTAATAGAGCTAACTAATGTATGCACTTCATCGTTTTTGTTTTTAATTAAAGCATCGTACAAATGGTGAATTGATGATTTAAGTTTGAGGATGTGTTCTGCATAGTCGTTCATTTAGTTATTCTTTCTAATTGTCTATTGTTAGCTTGTTCTGTACGCCAGGTTTCCCACCGCATTTCTGCTGCCCTGATCTGCCATTTTAATGCTTCTACTTGTTCTGTCGCTACTCCAATACCCTTACATAGCTCTTGATATTCAGGGCTAGAGTATGCCTCTCGCTCTTGCGCTCCTAATGACTGTTCACTAGATTGTTTCATCTTGATAGCTCTGAGGCTGTGCTTATATGCTTCAAGCTCTGCTAACTGACCTTTTGCCTTTGCATACTTGGGAGCGTTATTATAAATAAACTCTACTGCATCGTTTGGATTGTATTCTTTCATATTGCATAGCTCCATCTAATTTTATCAGCCTTGCTTTGTAATGCGTTTCTTTTTCTTTTTTCACTTGACCATTCTTGAAATTTACTAACTGTATCTAGATTCCAATTAGCAGCTTTATAAATTGTTCCAGAATGAACCTCAGTATCTTGATAAGAAACAAGCATAGTTACATCTGGAAAACGCTTTTGTATATCCTTAACCATTTTTGAAATCATCCAGGTAGCAGTAAATTTTGGTGCATCAGGCGCAATAGCTAACCTTCTTAATTCAAGCCATACATGGTCTTTTGACATACGATTGCCAGCCACAGGGTCAGTCCACATAGCAACTGCAAAACAATGATCTTTGTATTCTGCGCCATAAAAAACTTTGTGAGCATTTCTAATCATATTTGAATGACTTGTAACAGGCAAACGACTATGCCAATCCGCATTTTTTTCCATAGCATAATCAACCCCTACCTCACGCAAAGTCATCAACTTTGGGCTTTCAGGAACAATTCTAGGAAAATCAAATAAATCCATTACTTTAATGCAAGCCAAAGACCAATTTGACTAAACGCATAACCTAACCAAATAATTGCGTTAGGAAACGCCCCCTTGCGTAATTGCAAAATACCTACCATCAAATATCCAAGCCCTGTTGCTGCGATAATGGTTTTTTCCAACATTTGTATTCCCCCCTGTTTCCTAATTGATACTGTGTATAAAAATCTTTTAACAATGCTTCTGGTAACTGATGCTTTGAAATATACAATCTAAATTTAGCCAAACCCCACTCTGATCGCCACTTACATAGCTGGCGCACCCCTGCTTTATGTATCGCCTCTAGCTCGGAGTTCCCGCTGTTTGATGACATAATCCTTCATTTCGTAATAGCTGTTAAAGCGGGCCAATTTAGGGTCTTTACCACATTCAATTCTATACGCTTCTTCAATCTGATCGTTAGTTATTAACGGATTTTTCTTTTGTGTAATAACTGATTCTGAAACCCACTCAGCTTTGAATCCAGCCCAACCTCTTTCGCAACACATCTGCATTACATCAGAGAGGGACATTTTAGCCTTATCTGCTTCTCGTTGTAATCCTTTAAAAGCTGTTTCAGTCCATTTGGCATTTTTTGCTTTGCGAACTGCTAAGTAATCTTTAAACAAAGAATCAGATACACCTTCAGGTGTTTTTAATTGGTTTTTAGTTTTTGGTTTATGGTTATTGGTTAATGGTTCTTGGTTCTTGGTTACGTTCTGATTCGGTTCTGATTTCAGAGCTGATATCTTTTCTGATTTGATTCTGTTTGCATTTCTGGCAGACTCAGCCTTAGCATGATATTTAGCTATTTCGTCATCGCAACGCTTATTTATCCACCCAGATGGGGTTTCTTCAAAAAACATAAAAAGAACATACTCAACTTCGTTTAAGTATTCTTTCATGCCAATGTGTCGAGCTATAAGATCAAATTCGCCTTGAAATGGCTTTTCAGATAAATAGTAAAGGTCAATAAGCCTGCGATAAGCTAAATCTTCTATAAGACTTAAATGGCGTGTATGTGAGGCGTAATCGCCAATGTGGAAAGGGTAAAAATTCACTTTATTCCTTTGTCAAAGGTAGTCAAAAAGGTGGACATGGCGGGCGGTGACTAATCGCTTTTCGGGGATGACCCTAGCCTGTCCATAGAGTTTACTACAACTTATTTCTTTTTAGTTTGTTGTTTTTTTACAACAGTTTTCTTGGGAATGGTGTCCAGAACGCTTGAAACATGAAACATTTTGCCGTTACGTTCCATCATTATTGCTTCCACCAAAGTGCAAGTCATTCCTTGCTGGACAAGAAAATGCAATCCTTCCTTGTCATAATGCACGTGGACTTCGGCTGACCCGTCTTTATTTTCTTTGATTTTTTTAATTAAAATTTCCATTAGTGTTGCCCCGAAAAAGCAACTGGGCCAAGCGCATTTAACAAATCACGATGCGCTTTAACTTCGTTAGTTAAAAAAGCAATTCGTTCTTGCAAAACTTTAATTTCTAAATCTGCTTGTTTAAGCATATCTACTAACATTTCTTCTCTGTTCATAATAATTCAGGCCAAATTAGATGCCAGGATTGAGGAAATAAATCCTTGCGTGTGATTAAACCATGCGACTCCTTTTCAAGAGTTGCTCCTAATACTGCAAAATGTGCTGCTGGAATGTTGTTTTTTCGCCACATTGATACAGCGTGAGGTGAAACTCCTACTAATTTAGCCACTTTTGTAGTACCCCCAAGCAGATCAATAATTGCCGAATCTGTGATTTTTAGCTTCATTCAGGAATCTTACACCATAACTAATTATTTTTGCAAAGGTATTGACAAGGCAATCAATTTGCTTACAATCAGGGGTATAGCAACTTCGCTATGTCATTTAAGGGGAATTTAAATGGATGAGTTGTATCAAGTCATGACCGAAATGGAGCAACGCTTGGAAATAGCGTTAGACAACATGGAATTTGGCACAGAATTGTCGCAAGACGATGTAGATGTTATTCGTGCTGCCTGCGGTAAACCAAACAATACACGCAACAATCTTTTGCAAACAGTCTTTGATGATTTTGGCAAAGTGTTTGGAGGCAACCATGTCTAAATTTTTAGAGCTTCGCAAGATTAATGTTAACGATCATACCG